ATCGATATAATGTATCCATGAGCGAATTGAGCCACTCATGTAAATTTTTGTGGGTACGGCCAAAGGAAGCACAAAACGAGCACATTCCTTTGCCACGCCATGATCAAGCATAGTTTGATATAGATCCATAGCAGAAGCAAAATGTCTCTCAATAGCAATCTCAAACTCTTGCTTATGGAACGCATCCAAATCATCAGTAGAGTTTTGACGATTCTTTTTATCCTGACGACGTAAGTCTGGAAGAGGAATCTTAGTTGCTAACATAGAACTATCAGCATACCGTTGAGAAAACTCTTGGAATGTGAAACTCCTATGTCGCAAAATTTGAGCCGCAAGTCCCCTGGTCGTACTGATCTCAAGGGTCATATATGCTTGTTCAAAAATACTCCAGTGCTTATGATTGATGCAGTATTTGAGAAGACCAGCGATCTTTTCGTTCTCTTGATTGTTGGGGTTGCTTACACGGGCACAATACGCAATATTTTTCTCTGCATCAGGAGTAACAGAGATCAGTTTAACATGATTCATTCTTGAAACGTTTACGACATTTTTTTACTTCTTTGAGCTCATCCTTAATCATCTGATAGGCATCTTCAGGTGATAGTTTCTTTGCCATTTCCATAGCAGTGATGATCTCAACTCTTGTTCCAAAGTGTTTGAGGGCTTCCTCAAAGTCATTCAGTTCCTCATACATCTTAGCACATCTTCAGCGTTTTTTCTTCTTTTCCTCGACAGGTTTGTAACCCCAAAGTTTTGGCTTGATAGTTCCCTTTGTCCAAGAAAATTTTACAAATTCTTTTCCGAACTTATCATAGTACATATCAAAAAGTTTAGTCTCTTTTTGAGTCCTGGTGATATCATAGTATGATTGACCATCAACTCGAAACTCTACTAAAAACGAATCTGTAGGAAGGGTCTTGTCGTTTGCAGCAGATGGATCACAATTAGTTTGTAGAATTGTACATCCATATCTCTTTTTAGTTAGAGACTTTTCTTCATCAGTCCAAGACATATTAGGTTCTATTTCCCCACTGGATGTCCTCATAGGCTTCGGCAATAACGTTTCTTGTAACTCTGTATTTGCTTCCAATGTTTTTATCCTTTACTAAACACAGTAACTCTGCTTCTTCTTTGTGAAGAGATTCAAGCAATTCAATGAAAAGTGCCTCACGTCTAGTGCGAGTGAGATCTACATTTCCTCCCTCTACAAAATTATAAAACATTCTTTGATTACTGGCAAGACGAGAAATACCATCACCAATAGGTTTATCATTTTCGGTATAGGGTACTTTACCTTCTGGAACAGAACTCTTGATGGATTCATCAAAATTCCAGATAAGCAAAGAAACTAAGGCAGGGTTGCGATACTCCTTAAGAAGTTCCACTTTTGCTGCTTTAGTTTTTGCGCTTGATACAGCTTGTAAAATTTCAGATTGTAGCGGGTTTGGTGGTAATTTTTTAGCCATAATTAAACTCCATTTTTAGTCGATTTCTTCTTCTTCGTCTTCAAATCCATTTTCAAATCGAAATGCAATTAATTGATCTGGAAGAATGCCACCTTGTTCGTCATACATTTCTGGATGTAGACCCTGAGGAATATTAAATGATATAACATTTTCTCTTATAATCCATCCAAAAATAAATCCTGTAAGAAAGGCACCTATTAAGATGAATGTTCCTAAAACAAGTGAGACTGCTAACATAATTCCTCTCTTAGACTTTATGGTTTTTTTATGTCAAAAGAAAATGCAAAACTAATTGAAATTTGTCTTTTGAACAATCTAAATCTTTGGTTAAGGTTCAGATCAAGTAATTGCTTTGGGTTTTTGACTCCGTTGAGGATTAGTTCTACGCCTCTATTTAGTGGTAGATCAGAGGATCCTCTGCTCTCGGAAGTATTTGAGTGTTTCACTGCAGCCTCCAATAGTTTGTCCATCAATAACTACTTGCGGAAAGGTTTTACCCTCACCAAATTTTTCATAAAATTCCTCTGGAGTGAAATCTGTACCAAGAGTATAGATCACATGCTTTTGTTCTGTCAAGTCCATAACTTGCTTGAGTTTTGAGCAATGTGGACAGTTTTCTTTTGAATAAACGATAAAGGTCATATCAAATTCCTTTTTTAATATCATCTAAAATTTCAACTTCCTTCCAATAGCAAGGATAAACCAAAAGAAGTGGGTTACCTCTATTTGGCGCTGCTGGTAGTTTGATTCTAATGTACGCAGTATCTATAAAATCAATGACACCAGTATTTTTGCGGTAACAAGCCCACATTCCTACTTTAAATTTATGAGACATTTGTCATATCGTTCATAAACAACCATTCATCAGGTTCTTCACCATCTACAACAAATTCCTCAAAGAGGCAGTCAAGATATCTTAGATCATAATCCATAAGATAAGTTGATCTTGAGCAATAAAACTCTTCAACATCTGATATCAGGATGTCACGAAGTTGATCAGTTGTCATAGCCACGGGCCTCTAGGTACATTTTGAGAATTGAAATTTCTTGTTCGTATTTTTCAATCTGTGCTTCTAAGTATTTAATCCTTCCAAGATGCACTGATTCTAGTGCTCCAGGTGTACATTTGCAGAGTTTAGGATCTTTCTCTGGCATATTCTCCTCGACCCATCGGGTGAGAGCATCATACCTCTCTTTCCAAATCTGAACTTGGTCCATGGCATGTCTGACGTTCCCACGTATCATACCATAAAAAAAGCGGGGCCGCAACCCCGCTCTTCTTTAACTTACGTTAATCACTTGGTGTAAAGACGACCACGGTAGCAGAATGTACCATGAGTATCTTTTGATTCTACACAACGAGTAGAATACTCGACACCACGATATGCGGTGTGAGTGATCTGTGCGTCATGAAGAGCAGATGCTTTGTTGATCTGCTTTCTGATTAGATTAAGTGTGTTCATGTTGAACTCCTAAAGTAGTTGGATTTTTAGGCCCGTTCCTTTAGTCGTTTGCGTCCCTTGAAAGACAACCCATACCATGTCTACCTAAAAGGTTTTTAAGAATAATCTTTTTGTCCCTTTCAGAAAGGTAAGGATCCTCCAATACGACTTCTGCAACTTCTTTTACATGTTGACAAGGCATAACATACTCGCCAGCATATATGGGAGAAGCTAGAAGTAATAAAGGTAGAAGTAATTTCATGGGATGAACGCTCCGTTCCGCGACTTACTTGCGTCTCCTGATTAGGAGATGAACGACAGGTCTATTATAGACCCCATACCGTATTTAGTCAAGTTATTCAAAATTTTCAGATTCTTCAGTCAATTTGTCAATGATAGTTCTATCACCATTCAGTTTTTGAATGGTATGTAGAGTTGACTTCTCATACTTTTTCAATTTCTTATATCTTTTGATAAGACGACTCATGTCTTGAACAGGAATCTCAACCTCTACACCATCTACATCAAATCCTTGTGCCATTTTTAAAAAATCCTATAGAACGAAAAAAGCCTGGGAAATTTTTGTCCCGATATATGGAATTAAAAAGTTAATTTTGGTTTTGAACCGCTTTCCAATCATTGTCAAAGATCTCTAGACCTTTATCAGTAAGAATGTGGTCATACATCTGATCAAATACCTTTGGTGGCATGGTGCAGATGTCAGCTCCATTGTACCACGAACGAACAGCACGTTGAACACTACGAATCGATGCTGAAAGAACTTTAGTTTGAACACCATGAATACGATAGAGTTCAGAGATAGAACGAACGACCTCTAGACCTGCCACAGATTGGTCGTCTAGGCGTCCCACGAAGGGTGAGACATATGTTGCACCAGCCTTTGCTGCCAAGATCGCCTGAGCGGCACTGAAGATCAATGTGACATTGACTTTGATGTTCTGATCGGAGAGTGATTTACAGACTGCTAGTCCTTCACGGGTGCAAGGGACTTTTACAGTGCATACATCACCAAATTTTTCATAAAGACGCTTGCCTTCACGATACATTTCACCCTCATCACCAACCACTTCCATGCTGATGTCACGAACACCAAGATCTTTAATTTCTTGATACACATCTTCTGGATCTCGACCACTTTTCATGATCAATGTTGGATTGGTAGTCACACCATCCACCAAACCAGTTTTGAAGTATTCGTTGATGATATCAGTATCAGCGGTATCTAGGAAGATCTTCATATAATTGTGAGTATATTTCATATCAGGGACTTTAACATTAGTTTCTGAATTCGTCAAGGATGTTAAGCACATCATTTAAAGCTTTATGAGCACCATCATGCCATTCAGCTGACTTATCAATTTGTTTCCCATCGTAAAGAGAGGTTTTGACTTTGTATACTCTTGCGAGCATATCAATTTTCGTGATTTGATTCCTGGGCATTGTTTTTTCCATCGTCGTAATTTAAAATTGTATAGACATAATAACCGACTCCAATTAAGAGAATGATAATACTAAAAATAACACTCCAAACTGGATCAGTTACGTTTTGATGTGATCGGAGAAGGAGGTTCATATTATCTAGAGGTGTTTTTTTGCAAAAGGTTCCCAATGTTGCCAATTATATTTGTGAACAGCCCACATTCCTATGATAGGAACAAAGACTAAAATGGTTGAGAGAAATCCTAATCCGTATGGGTTGTTTAGTACAACACCACAAAATCTAGCAAATTGTAACATCATTGATCTGTAAGAACTGCTGCAAAAAATATAACAAGTCCAAACATTAATGGGATTATTAATACTATTAATTGACTTAAATTCATGTGTTTCTATTTTTCCAAAGTTCCAGAAAATAACGATCAACTTTATACAAATCACCTGTGGGTGGTTGTTCATCAATCTTAGACCACTCTCTACAGAGTGATCTCATATCATATGTGATTTTGTTTGGAGTAAACATTCTAGCAAATGATGACATAGCAAACGCATGTCTCATCTTAATGCGCTGTTCCGTTTCCGTCATATTTGTCACTTTCATAGTAGACATTTTCACCTTTTCTGTACCCGAAATATGCGGTGGCACATATAAAGGGTAGTGATCCGAAAAGTAGGACATGCGCTAAGGTCATTGAATTTTTTCCTCGTAGATTTTAATTAGCTTCATTGCCTGTTTTCTATCAGACCCACAAGGTGCATTCTTCAAACATCGAAGAATTAGTTCATCATCACTGATAGTAGGTTTAATTGTAAACCCCCACTTATCAAGTTTACCTTCTACAGGTGCTTCGCATGGGTCGAATTCATGTGGCATCAGATCACATTACCAGGAGATAGGGCTTGAAAAATCTTAGAACAAGAATCAATAGCATAAGGTGCTCCATATACACCAGAGAAAATGTATGAGATGCCCAACTTAGAGCAATACTTTTCTAGTTCCTGGCATTTTGAAACATCATTACTACTATAGTCGATAATGATATCACCCTCCTCAAGTAAAGGTAATAACTCATCAAGTGTGTCTTCTACCTTTTTTTCTGGAAGTGTAATCTGAAAGATACCAGGAACTTTTCCTGCACTAGTATATTTCTTGCTGTCAGATTTAACTGCTTGGACAAGATACTCTAGTGAGGTTACACATCCACTAATATATCCTGCTTCATATTGTCCACAGGCACTTTCATAGTTGGTGCTACTGTAACCCCAAACTTCGATTCCCTTTTCAATCATACGGCGAGACATACCTTCACCAGTACGTCCCAACCCAATAATTCCAACTTTCATTTTGTTCCTCCTCCTCTATATGGCAGTGGCCATGTTATATGCATTCCAAATGTTAGTAATGCAATAAATCCAAAGACAAATAATGCACTCATTCCACATGCACCGTTCCGATCATACCTGCTCCTTTGTGGGGACCACACCAGTAAGTATAGTCACCTGCCTCAGGGAATGCAACCTCAAAGTCTTCACCTGGCAACATTGCCAGGGCATCATGACCCAACTCAGGATGATCCTCAACAATTACATTGTGAGGAGGGAGCATATTGTTGATAAAATGGACAGATTCACCAGCTTGAATAGTGACTTCTGCAGGATCAAATACTAGATTTCCATTCGATCCCATTTGCACATCCAATGCATATGCTGTCTTGGGTATGAAAAAAATCATTGCAGCAATAAATGCCAGAATAGTGAACCGAATAAAACTTTTCATATGTTTTACTTGACTGCACTATCTAGGTAATCTCGCTCATTTCTATACAAAAAATCCAACTTTTTATCAAAATATATTTGCAATCCCTGACCTACATCTGGAATCAACCATTCATGAACTGGAAGACATGATTGCCAATTAACTGGATGAATACAATTCATCACCACAACAGTCCAAAAAGCGGCTAAATGGTTAGTGACAGTTAGCATTTAACTTCTCCAATAACCCACGATCTCATGCCAAATGGTGTGTCAGCAATCAGAGTTTGAGTTAGTGTTGCTACTTCTTGTGGCACAACCAAACAGAATCCAATACCAAGATTGAATACATTACGCATCTCTTCTTCAGAAACGTCTCCTGCCTGCTGGATCTTGTTAAAGAGTTCTGGTCTCTCCCAAGCAGAATAGTCAACGTCAACTGTGAGACCCCTTGGAAGGCATCGTGGGAGGTTCTCAGGCAGTCCTCCTCCCGTGATGTGTGCCATGCCTAGGATGGGAACTTCGTCCAACAGGTGTTGGATCAAACCAGAATAGATGGTAGTTGGTGTTAGCAACTCAGGCATGTCCTTATAGCGGATCTTATGCCTCCACAGCATATCATTGATGAGTGTGTATCCATTACTATGGAGTCCACTACTCTCAATACCAATGACTACATCACCAGGTCTAATATTCTGACCATCAACAATATCATTCTTCTCTACAACACCAGTACAGAAACCAGCAAGGTCATAATCAGTTTGTCTGAAATGTTCTGCCGTTTCTCCACCTAGAAGATCCATTCCAGTTAGCTCACATGCCTTGACAACTCCATACACAATATCACTCACATTACCGTCAAGGGATTTGGTAGAGATATAGTCTAGAAAATATAATGGTTTAGCGCCAGAACATATAACGTCATTGACGCACATAGCAACGAGATCCTGACCAATAGTGGAGTAATCACGGGCAATCCTACAAATATTAATTTTAGTTCCAACACCATCAGCACCAGTTACTAGAACAGGTTTCTCATATCCTGATGGGACTTCCATCATTCCATTGAACCCACCAATACTAGGTGCCATTACCTTAAGATATTCTACAAAGGATCGGCCTTTTTGAATATCAACGCCAGAAGTTTTGTAGTCCATTAGTCTCTTCCTAAACGAATGTATAATGTAATGAGTGATTGTGAGATTAGATCACAAGAATATGTGAATCCAATTTGGTCTTCCTTATCCCAGTGCTCTCTTTGACTTTTAAGAATAGCAGAGAACTCTTTAATCTTAGTTCTCATCTCGTCTTTAGATAACTTATCCAATGATTTCTCCTTTTGCAATTTGTTCACGACGTTTTAGTTTCCATACTATGTAATCCATTGTTGGGATACACATGGGATTCCAACCAACAAAGGTAGTTGATTCTCCACTTGGTATCTTCCAACAGGGAGCATCATCATTCTCAAGGTCTAATGATTTACGATACTCATCCTCACCAAACATAACAACAGCTCGCTCTGCTTGGTTCAAACTTCTAAAGCAATCGAAACCAAGTTTTCTAATCTCATCAGGGACGTGGTGTTTCATTATCAAAATCTCCAAGTGCGTTCTAGTAATCCAATATTAAATCCAAACTTATAGACACTAAACAAAATAGAAATTAGATTACCCATACCAGATTGAATTTGAAGAAAAGGCCAAACAGGACACTCAAACCAATGTACTGATGTTTGCAAGAGTGCCCATCGTTTGTTGAATAATACTTGGACATATAAATCCTGTCCATAATCAGAATCACGGGTGAACTTAATTAGTTTCATTGGATTGCAAACGCAGCTTGTGAATAGTAATAATTAAACACAGCATATCCTTTACACTTTACAAGTGACATATTATCAATGCGTTCTTCAAGAGTATGATGTGATGGTGGATTACTATTAGGATCGGAAAAATATCTATAGAAAGAACTACCACTAGGAGGCATTTCTCTTTTCAATTGTTCTTTTAGTTCCATCATTGCATAAGCATTTTTATAGTTTTCTAATGCTTGATAAAAGTTTTGCATGATCATTGAATAGCAAGTGGTTGTAGTCGGTCAAGGATGTAACGATAGGCAGGAACGATATCTCCCTCGTCTTTTCTGAATAGATCTTTATCAAATCTCTCATCACCACCAATCTTCCAGAGTCTCATGCTATCAGGACTGATCTCATCGGCAAGTAGCAACTCACCATGAGCAGTATATCCAAACTCAATCTTAAAGTCAATCAAATCAATGCCCATGATGTAGAACATCTGACGGAGATAATCATTGATTCGCAATGTCATCTCAATAAAAGGTTCAGGGTCATATCCCATCAGACGCACACGATCTGGTGTCAATAAAGGATCATGCTTGCTATCATCCTTCAAAAAGAATTCAACAATAGGATGGGGTAGTGAGTAACCTTCTTGAAGAGTTGTCTCACGAACAATAGATCCAGCAGCACGATTGCGACAAATAACTTCTAGTGGAACAATGTCTACCTTCTTACAGATCATCTTGTTAGCACCAACCATATTAATATAATGAGTTGGGATAAGTTCTTTGGCAAGTTTCTCAAAGATAAGAGCAGAGATACTACAGCAGAGGGATCCTTTTCCTAAAGGATGATCAACCATCTCACCGTTACCAGCTGTTACCTTGTCATGATACTCAATGATGACTTGCTGTGCATCATCACCTGCGTATACAGTTTTGACTTTTCCTTCTGTAATTACTTTCATTTTAGATACCTATTTAAAATCATTCATGTGAAAATACTTCGTTTCCAAATACTAATGTGTCAAGTTCTGTGCCACACCAAATATCCAATGCATTAGTTTTATATGCTGCAATAGGTTTACCACCAACATTTAAAGATGTATTTAATAACATCGGAATTCCAGTAAGCATTTCAAATTCTTCAATTAGAGAATAGTATACCTCAAGATCTTGAGATACAGTCTGTGCCCTACAAGTTCCGTCAGCATGTGTAACTGATGGATATAATTCTGTATCAATCATATCCATGACATAAAGCATATAAGGAGAGGGGTGAGAGAAGTTAAAGTATTGAGAAGATTTTTCTTCCAGAACAGATGCACCAAAGGGTCTATAGAAGGCTCTATTTTTTACTTTAGAATTGATTAAATCTTTACCATTAGAAATGGATGGGTTCATTAAAATACTTCTGTTTCCTAATGCTCTGGGGCCAACTTCACCATGACCCTGATACCACCCAACGATCTCTCCTCTTGCCAACCTTTCTGCAGTATCCTTAATAGTTTTTTTACTAGGAATAGTCTTTGGTGCTTCATCATCCTGCCAAAAAGGAAATCCAGTAGTATCAAATTCTTCCTGATCATAATATTTTCTAAGAAACTCTACAGCACCTAGAGATAATCCAGAGTCATTACAGTGAGGAGGAATATGTAAGTTGGGCCTAACTTTTTTAATCTCACTATTGATCACAGTATTCTGTGCTACACCACCACTATAGCATATAATGTCATTTTTATCTGTATAATTGACAAAAATATCAGCATACACTCTCTCCGAATATGTATGTGCTTTCGATACCCAAGAACATATTTTGTCAAAATCTTTAATGTCATTAATATCAACCGAATCCCAATCAAAAGATTCCCATACACTTGAAATATTTTCTAAATTGAAAATGTCTTTTTTAGTAGAGACTGAAGAATCATAAGCTTTCATCCCCATAATCTTACCAGCATGATCTAAAGGATCTCCGACAATTTTTATTAAATTGCCAACAAAAGTTAATGACATAGCAATGCTCTCAAAAGATCTATATCCTAAAGAACTTATTTCATTGGATCTCTTCAATCTAGTAATAATTTTATCATCCCTAAAAACGGAGAAGTTAGTACTATCATCTCCAAACGCATCAGAAATAATACTAACTGTTGGTTTTATTCCCAAAGGCCATATGCTTAACGCATGGGAATAATGGTGATCGACTCTGTAAATAGGACATTCAAATCCAAGAACTCTAAAAATTTTTAATTCTACAATAGAAAATAAATCATCTTCATTGTATTGTATATGTCCATGTAAAGATTTATCGATGATAATTGCAATCGCATCAACCTCAGATGGATTCACTTTCCATCTTTTAATAATACTAGTCCATGTATTTAAATCATCAAGACCATAATGTTTGCATTGATAATTTCTTTCACAGTTCGTATATTTAACCTTCGTGCCGTCAGTGTATGTAATATTTGAGTCATGATCATCTAATCGCAGACCTATAAATTTCATACACAAAACCACTTGTATACTTAATTATACATTAAAAAACCACCCCAGTCAAGAGGTGGTTTTAAGATTGACCTTTTCAGAATCCTCTATTCTTTATCATAAATTTCTTCCAGTTTTTCCCTGGTTAGATCTACATACATCAACTCTTCACCTGCTTGTGGTGCTTCTGGATGACGTGGTTTGGGTTTATTCATCTCTACTTTAATAGATTGAATGTTAGCCCACATCATAGCGAAGGCACCACCAGCAATGAGAGCGAAGCATATGAAGTATAGTGTGAACTCGAAATTATTCATTGTTTTCCTTGATACGATGGGACCATCATACCACCATCTTGATCATCATCATCGTCAGGATTCTGAGTAACAAAATAGAGAATGATAAGTGCAACCCATGCTAAAACGTATTCAAAGTGCATTACCACGAGGCAATACTTCTTCTGGGAATACGAATGACTCATGTGGTTGATCAACTGGTGCCAACCATGCACGTAGTCCTTCATTCAATAAGATGTTCTTGGTGTAAAAGGTCTCAAATTCTGGATCTTCTGCTGCACGAATCTCCTGACTTACAAAATCATAAGCACGAAGATTAAAAGCAAGCCCAATGATGCCAATAGAAGATGTCCAAAGACCCATGACAGGAACAAACAACATAAAGAAGTGCAACCAACGCTTATTACTAAACGCAATCCCGAAGATCTGCGACCAAAAACGGTTCGCAGTAACCATCGAATAGGTCTCTTCTTCTTGAGTGGAATCGAAGGCTTTAAATGTATTTGATTGTTCACCATCTTCATACAATGTATTTTCTACTGTGACACCATGAATAGCACTAAGTAGTGCTCCCCCTAGAATACCAGCAACACCCATCATATGGAAGGGGTTTAGAGTCCAGTTATGGAATCCTTGGAGAAAGAGGAGGAATCGGAAGATTGCTGCCACTCCAAAAGATGGAGCGAAGAACCAACTTGATTGACCCAGAGGGTAGATGAGAAAGACACTAACGAAGACAGCAATAGGACCAGAGAAAGCAATCGCATTGTAAGGACGGATACCGATGAGACGTGCCAGTTCAAACTGACGAAGCATGAAACCTATAAGGGCAAATGCACCGTGGAGAGCAACAAAGGACCAAAGCCCTCCAAGTTGGAGCCACCTCTGAAAATTTCCTTGAGACTCAGGACCCCAAAGTAGCAGAAGAGAATGACCCATAGCGTCAGCAGGCGTCGAGACAGCTGCTGTGAGAAAGTTAGCACCCTCAAGATAGGAAGAAGCAAGACCGTGGGTGTACCAACTCGTAACAAAAGTCGTGCCAGTAAGCCAGCCGCCAATGGCCAGATAAGCAGTGGGAAGAAGTAATAGTCCAGACCAACCCACAAAGACAAAACGATCGCGTTTAAGCCAGTCATCCAAGATGTCAAACCATCCCCTCCGTTGTTGTTGTAATGTTGAAGCAACCATGATTATTTAAATCCTCCGTTTGATTTATTTGTGGTTGTGTTGGGTTTATCTAAAACCTCTATGTGTGATATTAACTGTGATGGATTTTGAAACCAGATGAGTTGTGCATTTTGCCAATCACCAGTGACGAGTGTTCTACCATCTTTCATGACTACTTTATAATCATGACGATCATAAGATTCTTCAGATGATAGTTCAAAATACTGAGGACTGTCTTTTGTTATCAGATTCATGATGAGTAAGGATGTTGAGGTTTATGTTCTCGGTCCATAGGTTTAGAGGAAATCACTGGATCTCTGGAGAGATTTTTGATAACAATAAATGCTTCTTTATTACACTTACGAGTACCAATAGGTGATTGCCATTTTTTGTTATAGACTTCACCAACATCAATACCAGAGACTTGAGTTCCTGCCATTTCAATTACGATTTTGTCTGACGCTTCCCAGCCGTACTTGTCGATGAGTTGTTTGATTTCATCAATCTGAGACAGTTCTAGAAATCTAGAGTAGGGTTCGTTGAGAATGTCATCCATAATGCGTTCTTCTGGATCAAGTTTACCAATCATAATAGTACCACACAGATTAGAGGAATTGCAACAGTTAAAATACCTATAAAAAACCCCCCCACGTATGTGAGGGGGTGAAGACTACCAGGTTCCATATTAACCGATAGAAGGAGCAATCAAGGCCACAGGTGTGGACTCAACTGCTGCAAGATCAAGCGGGAAGTTATGTGCATTTCTTTCGTGCATGACTTCCATTCCGAGTCCTGCACGGTTGAGCACGTCGGCCCAGGTGTTAAGGACACGTCCTTGTCCGTCAAGGATGGACTGGTTGAAGTTGAAACCATTGAGATTAAATGCCATGGTGCTTACGCCCAATGCAGTGAACCAGATTCCTACAACAGGCCATGCGGCGAGGAAGAAGTGAAGTGAACGGGAGTTGTTGAATGATGCGTATTGGAAGATCAAACGACCGAAGTACCCGTGGGCAGCAACGATGTTATAGGTCTCTTCTTCTTGACCAAACTTGTAACCATAGTTCTGTGACTCAGTTTCAGTTGTCTCTCTTACGAGTGAAGATGTGACAAGTGAACCATGCATCGCTGAAAAGAGTGAGCCACCAAAGACTCCTGCAACACCTAACATATGGAAGGGGTGCATCAGGATGTTGTGCTCAGCCTGGAAAACAAGCATGTAGTTGAATGTACCAGAAATGCCGAGTGGCATTGCGTCAGAGAATGAACCTTGCCCGAATGGGTAGACGAGGAAAACTGCAGATGCAGCTGCAACAGGTGCAGAGTATGCAACGCAGATCCAAGGTCTCATGCCCAGGCGGTAGGAAAGTTCCCATTCGCGTCCCATATAAGCATAGATGCCGATAAGGAAGTGGAATACTACGAGTTGGAAAGGACCACCGTTATACAACCACTCGTCAAGCGATGCGGCTTCCCAGATGGGATAGAAGTGAAGACCAATTGCGTTGGAAGATGGAACAACTGCACCAGAGATGATGTTGTTACCATACATGAGTGAACCAGCGACGGGTTCACGGATGCCGTCGATGTCCACAGGGGGAGCAGCGACGAAGGCGACGATGAAACAGATGGTTGCTGCCAACAGAGTTGGAATCATCAGTACGCCGAACCAACCGACATAGAGGCGGTTATTGGTAGAAGTTACCCACTCGCAGAAATCATTCCACGGGGATGTTTGTTGTCTTGAAAGAGTTGTAGCCATTGTTATGAAAAAAAGTAAGACCATCAGGGAATGGTGGAGTTACTATTTCCTCGCCACCCTAAGGCAAGGATATGAAAGACGTTTTTATACACCCTAGAGGTCTTGGTTTGAGGGGTGTTAAGTCTTGTTAAGAAATGTGTTGGTTTCTTAACCTCTCGACTTATTTATAATAATACATCCTGAGTCATCTGTCAAGGCCCCCAACAATAAATAGCCACACATCTAATGGCATCTTTATGAAGAAAACATTAGTGCTTATGGGAATGTTATTGATGACGGCACCTGCACATGCCGATATTACGTCAAGAATGTCTACATCTGTTCAACTCACAGTTGATTCTGCCGCATCTCAGGCAAGTAGAATGGGATCAACATATTCAGTAAGTGGTAGTAATATTACTGCTGGAACCTTTGGTGGAATCACAGCTCCTAGTAGCACCAGTGCTGCTGCTACTCAGATTCAAGGTTCTTACTCTGTGACTACTGCAGGGAGTGCATTTTCCTTTTCAGAAGGATTCGTCTACGGAGATGCAGTCAACACAGCAGGAACAACCCTTACTAGTGGTGTGGTGGACTCCTTACCTGCGTTTGGAAATGTCACGACAACTGCTGGTGGCGTTGCTGGTACTTTGGATGGTTCTATCAATTCTGCTGGTGTCATGTCATTGACCGCAGGTGGAGCAGGTACAAGTGCTACTGGTCAATTTGTATCTGAAATCTATATTAAATAGATTGAGTAAATAGTCATGAAGAAAATATTTCTTATGATGTTTTTGATTGGAACTCCAGTAATGGCGGTTCCAGTCATCCCAAACTTCACACAAGGCTCAATGACGAGTCACACAGAGACGACTCAAACAGTAACTGAGACCATCAACTCGATGGATTATTCAACAGGTTACCAGTATTCCGCTACTGGTAGGGGTATAAATGCATCTGGAAATCTTTCACCAGGAACAGGTGCTAAAAATGTAACTATTAATGGAGTGACTTCATCATGGACTGGAGTAACAAGCAAACCATCGTTCACACAGACATCACCAGGAGCAGCGTTTCAGTTCACAGAAACTTATTCTGGGCCAGGACTTCAGAATCAAACAATTATTCAAAGAGTGACAGAGGTCACAAGCGTAACCGATACTACAAGTATATTCTCCCAATAACATTATTATTTGCGTCTCCTTCTTATGCTGAAACCGTTGGTGGTGTGTCTGCTACTGCTTCTCCTGTGGCTAATAGTTCAGGTTCCGTTACAAACCAAGCAATTCAAGTTCTTCAGGGACCTTACATTACGAACACCTACGGTGGAGGTATACAATGTCAAGGTCCCACTCGCAACTTTACACCGTATGTAACAGGTTCTATTTCTCAAGCGAAACCATATGAACCTTACTACGATGACCCAGTATATGATGTATCCGATAACTTTGGCGACTTTGATGATGATGGAAAACCTATTGGTGATGGAATATTAGATAATCCTGGTGATGTTTTGTTCACTAAAAGAACTAGAACTGGTCAAAAAGATAATTACAGTTTAGGTCTAGGGTTCTCTATGACATGGAGCACACCTACGGATAAGAAATTACAAGATCTTTGTAAGGAAGCAGCTGCGTCGAACATCGCGATGATGCAACAACTGACTGCTAATAAAAGATTAGACTTTGAGATTGCTCGTCTTAAAAATTGTGGTGAGTTAAAGTTAAAAGGAATTCAATTTCATCCCAAGTCACCATACTATTCTGTATGTGCAGATGTCTTAGTAAACAATCCACCAGGTCA